TAATTAACGCTGCGGTATACGGAACCGGCATTGCTGAGATCATAATTGAGGAAGGAAAAGAAGTTAAACCAGCCAGACAGCCCATATTAGAAGGGCAGATGATGGCTGTAGGCGTAAATGTTGCAGAACGCACTATATGCCGCCTAAAACCTATCCAACCTCGTAACTTTCTTATAGATCCAGTAGCTACTTCGATTGAAGAGGCTATTGGCGTGGCCGTTGATGAGTATGTCCCCTACCATCAGGTCGAGTTACTCCAAGAGAGCGGGGTCTACAAGGACGTAGACCTAACTTATGCCTATGAAGATGGCGATTTGGACGCAGATCCCGAGCTAACTGACCAGCCAGACGATAAAATCCGCCTCACTAAGTATTATGGCCTTGTTCCTAAGTATCTTATGGAGCAAGAAGAGGGCTTTGAGGCTGAAGAAGACGATGGTTACTACGTCGAATCAATAATTGTTATCGCAAATGGTGGTGTTTTGCTCAAAGCAGAGCGAAATGACTACTTAATGGGTGACAGACCTATTGTTTCCTTCCCATGGGACATCGTTCCTAGCCGTTTTTGGGGTAGAGGCATCTGTGAAAAGGGTTATAACTCCCAAAAAGCCCTAGATGCAGAGCTTAGAGCGCGTATTGACGCACTTGCACTGACTGTACACCCCATGATGGCTATGGATGCCACCAGATTACCCAGAGGATCTCGACCAGAGGTAAGACCAGGTAAGGTATTGCTAACAAATGGTGATCCTAGAGAGGTTTTACAGCCTTTTAACTTTGGTCAAGTTAATCAAATTACCTTTGCCCAAGCGGATGCCCTTCAGAAGATGGTACAGACCGCTACAGGCGCGATTGACTCCGCAGGCATACCAGGCTCCATAAACGGAGAGGCAACCGCAGCAGGCATCTCAATGAGTCTGGGAGCAATTATAAAACGGCATAAACGCACGTTAATTAACTTCCAAGAGTCATTTCTGATACCATTCGTAACGAAAGTTGCACATAGGTATATGCAGTTTGAGCCAGACTACTATCCTGTTAACGACTACACGTTTGATGTGGTGTCCTCATTAGGCATCATAGCTCGTGAGTATGAAGTCACTCAGTTGGTACAGTTGTTGCAGACAATGGGTACTGACTCACCCCTGTATCCGGTGCTTATTCAGTCGATCATCGACAATATGAATATTTCTAACCGTGAGCAGCTAATTCAGGTTATTCAGCAGGCTTCACAGCCTAATCCACAGGCTCAGGAAGCAGCACAAGCCGCACAACAAGTTCAGTTGCAGTTTCAGCAGTCTCAGACTAACGCTCTTAACGGTCAGGCAGCTGAGTCGCAGGCTAGAGCGCAGAAGATTGCTCAGGAGACTAAAGCTATACCTGTTGAGCTTGAAAATGACCGGATTAAGGCTATTGCAACCAATATTAAGGCCGGAACCGAGGATGATAAAGAGTTTGAGCGCCGCATGAAGGTTACTGATCGCCTCCTTGAGGAGCGCAGGCTCAACCTTAAAACCGCTGAAGTAGAGCGGCAGAGGCCGGCTAATTAATGGATGACGTTGATTACGCGGTCTTTCAGGAGATGTTTATCACCGATGGGTGGAAGCAACTCAAGGAAGATCTAGAAAATATGGCTCATGTATACAATGACGTACAAACGACAAATTCACTTGAAAGTTTGTATGAAAGAAGGGGAAAATTAGAAATTATTGCAATGTTGTTGAATTTAGAGGAGACAACAGAGCTTAATCGAAACCTTGAGGGTAGCAATCTAGAGTGGTGGGCAGATGATAATCGTTGATTTTTGTTGTGAACAAGATCATGTATTCGAGTCATTTGTTCCACGTGAAACTCAGGAGTTGGATTGTCCTCAATGTGGAGCGGTAGCAAAGAGAATCGTTTCTTCACCGCGATTTATTCTTGATGGTTGTTCTGGGGATTTCCCTACGGCAGCCGATCAGTGGGTAAAACGTAGAGAAGAAAAGATAGCATTAGAACGTAAGGTAGCCGAGTAACGGTCCTTAAGGTTAAAGAGCCTAAAGGGTAGCTAACACAAGGTCTTAGGAGTTTAATGATGGCAAAAATTATTGACCCAGTTGAGGTAGATGAAGACGTTAACGCTTCTGTCTCAGAGGAACCAGCGGTTCAAGAAGAGGTAGCAGAAGTACCGGAGCAGTATCGTGACAAGTCTCCTGCAGATCTTATCAAGATGCACCAAGAGCTTGAGTCTAAGCTAGGTAATCAAGGTAATGAACTAGGAGAGCTACGCAACGCGAAGCAAGAGGTCACTGAACTACGAAGGGTGTTAGACGAATACATTCTCAACCAGAGTAATAATGATAAAGCCGAAGAGCCTGCCGAAGAGGTAGACTTTTTTGCTGATCCTGACAAAGCTGTCGAATCGAAGATTGCTAACCATCCTGCTATCAAGGAAGCGCAGCAAGCCTCGTTGGAGATGAAGCAAGCTCAGGCTAAACAGATGCTATTTGAAAAGCATCCTGATGTGACAGAGATTATCCAGGACAATACGTTTGTAACGTGGGTCAAGGATAGTCCGATCCGACAAGAGTTATTGCAGAGAGCAGATCAATATGACGCTGCTGCGGCTGATGAGTTGTTTTCCCAATGGAAAGCATTAAAGACTGCATCAGCATCTGCGGACACCTCTGAGAAGGATGCCAGAAAAGATACTTTGAAAAAGGTTTCTACTGGTGGCGCACAGGGCAGTTCAGAAGCACCTAGCAAAAAGATTTACCGAAGGGCAGATATTATTGAACTAATGAAGACTGACCCTAGACGTTATCAAAGCATGGAGCCTGAAATAAGGCAGGCATATGCGGAGAAGCGTGTCAGATAAGGTGATCTAACATGGCTAATGAAACTTCCGGTGCTTTTTTTACGGCGAATGCGACCGTAGACTCAACTGCAGCGGGTACTTTTGTACCTGAAATATGGTCCGACGAAGTAATTGCTGCTTATCAAAAATCTTTGAAGATGGCTCCTCTTGTTAAGACTCTGAACTTTCAGGGTAACAAGGGTGATGTTATCCACGTTCCTAAGCCTACTCGTGGCAGTGCTAACGCTAAAGCGGAAGCAACCGCAGTCACTATGCAGGCAAGTTTGGAAAGTGAACTTACTGTAACCATTAACCGTCACTACGAGTATTCTCGACTGATTGAGGACATCGTAGAGGTTCAGGCTCAAGCAAGCCTGCGTCAGTTTTATACTGAAGATGCCGGTTATGCCCTTGCCAAGCAGGTAGATGATGATCTATTCCGCGCCGGTACTGGGTTTGGTACAAGCACTCTCGATATGACTGTTGCGATCTCTGGCACTGCTACTGGTACTGCCTTTGAGAATGCCAACGCATTTTTCGTAGATGCTTCTAATGGCTTGACTGCGTACACCGACGATACAGTCGTAGCAGCAGACGTATTTACCGATGCTGGTTTTCGCGCACTAATCAAGCGAATGGATGACAACGATGTCCCAATGACAGATCGTTCATTCATTATTCCGCCTACATTGCGTTCAGCAATCATGGGTACAGAGCGATATGTGTCTGCTGACTTCCGTGAGCCAAGCACCGTACAAAGCGGTCTGATTGGTTCTGTATACGGAATCGACGTATATGTATCGTCTAACTGCCCACTGATTGAGGATGCAACCTCAAATAGTGCGGGTACTGCTGATGTCCGTGGAGCTTACTTAATCCACAAGGATGCCCTGATGCTCGCAGAGCAGATGAGCGTTCGCTCTCAGACTCAGTACAAGCAAGAATACTTGTCAACTCTGTACACTGCTGACACGCTTTATGGTGTTCAGGCATACCGTCCAGAAGCTGGCTTTATTCTTTGCGTACCTGACGTATAAGATGAGGCGTGAGGGAGGGGGCTTCGCCCCCTTTCTCTTTATCTCATGGCAAAGAAAGACCCCCGATTAGAAAGGGCAGGAGTCTCTGGTTTTAACAAGCCTAAGAGGACTCCCAATCACCCCACTAAAAGCCACGTTGTTGTTGCCAAAGTTGGTGACACGATCAAAACAATACGTTTTGGTCAGCAAGGCGTAAAAGGCGCAGGCAAGAATCCCAAAACCGCAGCAGAAAAGGCTAGAAGAAAGTCTTATTATGCTAGACACAATGCACAAGATAAGAATCCGTCTAAGTTAAGTGCAAGATATTGGTCACACAAAGTTAAGTGGTGAAATAGATGGCTACGATTATTACTAAGTTCTCATCCTCCGCATCTGCCGTACCGTTAGCGACCGATTTAGTACAGGGTGAGCTTGCTGTAAATACCGCAGATAAGAGACTGTTTACAGAGAATGCAAGTGCAACAATTATCGAAATTGGCACGAATCCTTCTTCAATTACAACTGGTGCTATTACAGCTACTGGTACTGTTACTGCTAACTCTAATTTAAGCTCTTCTAACGCTGTGCTTACGGGCGGTACAGTCAACGGCATAGTCATTGGTGGGTCTACGCCTGGAGCGATAACAGGCACATTAATTACTGCTAATACAAATTTCGCTGGAGCGTTACAAGGTAACGTAACTGGCAACGTAACAGGTAATGTTACGGGCAACATAACTGGCAATGTCACTGGCAATTTAACTGCTTCTAGCGGCACGACTACTGTTAATAATTTAGTGGTTAATGGAACAGTAGACTTTACGGATACTGTGTTAACTAACTTAGCAGCCCCGTCTTCTGCTACTGACGC